TACCGCGGATCTTTTAGATAGCGGTCATTACGGTGGGCAATATGGATTTATTATAACTCTTGATAATTTGAATGCTGAACCAAAGCCAGGCGGATCGCTTTCTTTCTCTGATGATTTAGATCTTTCTGGTGAAAGAAGAGCTTATGTAATTCAAACTGTTTCTGATTGGGACTCTTCTGCTGGTCAAGCAACCGTAACGTTATCTCAAGAAAAATTAGAAACAAGTGCTTCATCTGATGATGCTTCTATCACAATACGTACTAATTATTCTCAGGTTAGACTTACCGGTCATGATTTCTTGAGCGTTGGTACCGGCGGTGTTACAACTACTAATTATCCTGGATTGCCTATTCAATCTCCTTCACAAGGAAACGAAGTGGTTGAAACTGCTCCAGGTCGTGTTTATTATGTGTCTACTGACCAAGACGGTAACTTTAGAGTTGGTAACTACTTTAGAATTGATCAGGCTACTGGACGAGCAACTTTGGATGCATCAGCATTTGATCTATCTGGTTTGACTTCATTGAGACTAGGTTCGATTGGTGCTCAAATTGGTGAAGCAATTAACGAGTTCTCGTCAGATGAAACTATGTCGGGTAATTCTAACTTAGCTGTTCCAACAGAAAAAGCAACTAAAGGATATGTTGATAGAGCTCTTAAAGATGTAACGTTTACATATGGTAGTGGAGATTACGATTCATCAAATAGTGAATATTATCCATGGGATTCTTCAAGAGATTCTGGTGGACCACGTCTTAAGAAATATACTGTAGGAAATGCAACATATTCAGATATCGTTTATGATTCATACAGTGATGAAATTTTAAGCTATAAAGAAGCTACAACACTTGGTTATGGATTTAATGTCACAAGAAGCGTTGTTGTTACATATAATAGTGACGGATCAATTGAAAGAATAACAACTACGGAGCTTTAAGGATAAAAAATGGGTACAGATGTATTAGCATATAACGCTCTAGCAAGATCGATCGACGGTATTCGAGATCAAATTGCAGAAAAAAGAAGACTGAGAGATTCAGCGATTGAAGCTATTCCAGCGATTGATTCTGCTGTTACATATACATGTGGATTAATTGATAGTTTAGGCACATACTGGCAAGATAGAATCGATAGTGCTGCCAATTATATTGCAACTAACACACAATCAGTAATTGGTGGTTATGATAACGAATGTTGGCATACAAAATTTCAATCGGCTTGTCAATGTAGTTGTGGATGGGAAGGTATAAAACTATTATGTCATTGTAGTGGATCTGTTACTTGCGACATTTGTGTTTGGAATTGTAACGGTTCTCATTGGCAATGCGGAGCAAGTTGTTCTATTTGTGTTCCAGCTGGTGTATCAAAAATTATGTTTTCAGTACAGGCTCCAGGCGGGCCTTCTCTTATGTCTAACTGTTGTGGTGGAGCAGCTTTTGGGCCTATGGGTGGTTATATTCAAACTACGTTTTGTGTCTCTGAAGGCGATTGCTTTACGGTATGTGCAGGATGTAGTTATTGCTGTTTCCCATATTGTTGTGGTTATACTTTATATCGTTCTGAAAATTCTTTTGTTTGTGGTAATATCGGAGGTGTTACTGGTTGTATGGTAGCTTGTTCTCCACATCCTCATGCGTGTTGTGAACAAAAAACTAGACAATGTTATGGTCAAAGATTGAATGACGGTACACTTCCTCAAGCATTTGGTGGTTGTTTTACAATCTATCATCACTCGCATTGTATGTGTGGATCGGAAGGAAATAGTATTTGTAATAATAGTTACGGTCAATGTTGTTATTTCTGCTATGGTCCAGGTAGTAGTTATTCACCGACATCAGAAGCAGAAACTATTGCAGCTACTGATCACCAGCCAGTTCATCAAGAACCACCTACAGCAAACGGTTCACTCGAGAGTATCAGTAATATTGTTCCTGGATCTTGTTTTAAAGTTTTTGGTATGTATCATGGATCTTATAACGCTGAGAACTGTTGGTGGGTATGCACATATGGATCACCATGGGCAACAGCTCATTCTGGTTGTACGTATGTATGTTGTAGATGTATGAACCAATGTTGTCCAGGATGTGTTTGGTCAGCATCCCAAGGTTATGGCTGTTTCCCAGGCCATGGCGGTTGGGCTAGTATGACATGTGGCGGTAATACAATATATTCAGATATGGGAAGACACGGAGCAGTACGAGTACAGTGGTGCTAATAAAACTGATCGTATAAATAATTAGGATTTTAGGAGAAATAAATGGCAACTTATACATTTACTTACAAAGTGCCAGATCAGCTTTATATTAATTCATGGGCTGATGGCAACACTGGCACTGGAACTGTAAAGACTGATCAAGCTACACATAAAGCTTGGTTTGAAACAGCAACTGGGTCGATTTTGTATACTGACTTTTTTGAGCATATTGATAGTATGGGAGATCTTCCTCCAGAAACTCAAAAAATAGTAACTGAAGTCGAAGTAGATCCAACTACAAATGCCGGTGCAATGGCTTTATGGTTTATAAAATATAACTCATATGGTAATATGATGGATTCGGATGAAAATCCAGGAGATGTTTTGGTAGATACAGCTGTGCCAAACTATCCAGATCATACTTGGAAAAAAATTACTAACCCTACACCAAATCATATTTGGCAACAATTTTTAGACGATAATGGAAATTTAGATTATCGTTTTCATAGTAAAGAAGAAAATACAGTAGCTGATTATAACGCAAGACAAAGAAAACATGAAGTAAAATATTATATGGATAATTTTGATTGCGGCGCTGATATTGAATCTGACATGAGCGTGTTTATTAATAAGTGCGACACATTTATTACGGCTAATGATCCTCTCAAACCTTGGATGCTTGAGCCAGAAGCTCAATTATTAGATAGGACTGCAGCTCCTAAAATTCCATTAAATATTGCCACGGCTATCGCTAATATCAAAAGTTCTGGAATTACAGCCGATATTCAATTTCAACCTTGGTCATTTACAAATGAAGCTCATGCAATGAGGTTTGACCCCGATGTAAGACTTAGCGAATTGGAAGGATAAATAAATGCCTGATATTTTATACGCAGCGGCATTAGATAAACAGGTATTTGCTGAATCACAACTTTCTGTAGCTTCTGCCCAACAATCGCAGAGAAATAGTGAAAGAGTGACAGCGCTTTCAACTTTGACTGCTGCATGTAACTGTTATACTAATCTTAATAATTGTTGCTTATGTTGCTGGTGTTGTTGTGAAGCATGTGTTGCAGCATTAAAAATTCCAGTTACACAAACAGAGTGTTATGAAATTCAAGATTGTCTTTATCAATGCCCGGTAGATCCTGATGCTTGGAATCTAATACCTGATAATACTGGCCAGCCTGGATGGAATACATTCTGGGTATGTGATACTACTGGTTATTACCGTTGCGGTAGAGGTTGTAGTTGGACAGTTCCATCTGGAGTTACATGCGTTCAGTTCGATATGTGGGGAGTTGGTGGTAATAACTCATCGGGGTATTGCTGTGGCAGTGCGCCATGGGGAGCAAATGGTTCGTTTGGTTCTATTGTAATGCCAGTATCTGCCGGTTGTACTTATACAATCTGTGCAGGCTGTGCTCTTTGTTGTGCACACGGTCCTAGTTACCATGATAGAGCATTTCCCTCAGGTTCTCCAACATACGTATCTGGATATGGATTACAAAACGTTTGTATACAACCGGCGCTTAATAACCTTCAGAGATTATACATGCAATGTATAGGCTTAATGGAAAACTGTTATTCGTATAATTGCGGTGGTGGGTCTGGTCAATGTTGGTGCGGATTTGGGTGGTTCTGTCAAGATAATGGTTGTGCGACATGTGGAGTTAGATGCGCTGCTCATACTAACGTATGGCCAATCGGTAGAGTGTGTGTTCCAAACGCTCATTATTATAGAACTACAGGAGCCGGTGGTTGTTATTGTAAAGATACAAACGCGTATGGCTGGTATAGAAATATTACAGTTCCACGAATGTACTGCTGTGCATGTCAATGTATTTGCCAATATTTTGACAGCCAAACTTGTGGCGGTTGGCTATATGGCCAAGAATGTTTTGGCGGTAAAACCTGTATGCCAGGCATTGGATCTCATCCTTTAACCGTAATGGGTAGTTGTACTGGTATGTATTCTGGTTATCCCAATATGGGCGCAGTACGAGTTACATATTATTGTAACTGTTAATTTAGTATTTACATTCTGAAATAATTAATATATAATAGTACTATCTGATTTGAATTGAGGAAATTATGGATAAAGCCATCTTTATTAATGGTGGAGCAGGTCGTGTTCTCTGCTCCATCCCAGCATTAGAAAAACACGTAGAAGAAAATCCAAACAGTATTGTAGTAACAGAAGCATGGGGAGAACTTTTTCTCACCAGTAAAATTCTGCGTAATAAATGCTATATGCCTAATCAAAAAAATCTTTTTGAGAATTACGTAAAAGATAGAAAATGTATTACTCCTGAACCTTATAGAGTTTGGCATTATTATAATCAAAAATGTAATTTAATTCAAGCTTTTGATATTGAAATTAATGGATTAGAAGAACCAAGAGAATCTTTACCACTTAATTTTGAATTATCAAAACAAGTACAAGTTACTGGTCATAATTTTGTTGAAGAAGCAAAAAGAAATTTAGGTAAAGAAAAAGCTATTTTGTTCCAACCATTCGGCCAAGGCGCAAAACAAGAAGGAAGATTTATTATTGATTCTTCTGGCCGAAGCTTTGAATTGGTTGATGTGTTAAAAATTATGGAAGAACTTACGAAAGATTACGTCGTAATTTTAATGAGTATGTTTCCAATTCCTACAGATAAACAATTAAATATTGTTCGACCAGAACAAATGGATCTTCTTCAATGGATGGGTGTTGTAAATGCTGTAGATCACGTTTTAGCATGTGATTCTGTAGCTCAGCATTTTGCTAATGCTTTAGGTAAATCTGCTACTGTAGCAATTGGCGCAACATATCCTGGAAATATTTCTTATCCTCAAAATAAAAAGTTTAAGATTTTTGATATAGGAGGAGATGATAGAGTTTATTCTCCAATTAGAGTACAGTGGGAACCAGCTGTAGAATTGAATAATGAAGGTTTAATGTTATTGACAGATAAACAAAGAAATGAAATTATTGAAAACGTTAAAAAGGAACTTAAATAATGTCTGGTTATATTTTAGCTATTACTCGTGGACATAACGGCGGGGCATGTCTTTTAAAAGACGGTGAGATTGTTTTTGCTATTGAAGAAGAACGTTTGTCTAGAAATAAATATGATGGAGGTCCATTTGCTTCTATTATTAAAACTTTAGAATATACTGATACAATTGATTATTTAGTAATTGCTCATACTCAAGATTTAAAATCAACAGCTGGTAAAATTGATTATAGCGGTGATGATGTATATACAGGCCTTTGCAGAAAACTCGGTTTATTAAGAACTCGTCCAGATGATCAAATACAGCGCGTTATTGATTTAAGTCATATTCATCATAAATTACACGCTGCATGTGCATTTTATAGATCAGGCTTTGATGATGCAACAGCTGTTATTATTGATGGAGCCGGAACTTTTGCTCCGCTGCAATCAGCACATTTTGGAATAGGTCCAAATGGAGAACCAAATGTGATTACTACATTCGAAGTTGAATCCATTATTGAATGTAAATATCCTAGTCATTTTATGAATGTTCATAAACATCATGGCGTTAGAGATCCTATTCGCTGTGCAACAGATAGTTTATCAGTTCCTTTAGATTATAGCAATGAATCTATGGAGAATTTTACAATAACACTAAGCGACAGAGCCGGTATTGTAAAATGTTATGAAGCTATTACTGAATATTGTGGATTTTCTGCTATTGAAGCAGGAAAGACAATGGGATTGGCTCCTTACGGTAAATTTGATGAAAGTCTTTCAGATCCTATGTTTAAGGAATATGAAGGAGCATTACTAAGCGATAGAAATATGGTTGCACCTGCATATCCACAAACTGGATATTTTAATATGATGCTATATGATGGCTATAGATTTAGTGAAGCTTCAGATTTATCTCAATTAAATAATCGAAAAAACGCTGCGTGGAAAGTTCAAGAAGAAACTCAAAAAGCGGCCGCTTGGTATATTAGAAAATCATATGAATTGACTGGAAATAAAAACGTTGTTATTTCTGGCGGATATGGTCTTAACTGTGTTGCTAATTACTCATATTTAGAAGAACTAAAAGATTTAGATTTGAATATCTATATTGAACCTATTTCTTCTGATGCTGGTACGGCTATCGGTGCAGCTCTTATGTTCTGGCATTATATAGCTGATAGTTTTGAAAAAACCGTGGATCAAACTTTATATTTAGGTCCAAATTATAATTTAAATATTGATGATATTAAAACAGAATTTAAATCTGATCCTTCTTTAGATATTAAAGAAAATGTAGAATACAATGAAATTGTTGATATTATTACTGATAAAAATGTTGTAGCAGTATTTCAAGGAAAATCTGAAAGTGGACCTAGAGCACTAGGTAATAGAAGTCTTTTATTTGATCCAACTTTTGAAGATGGTAAAGACTTCGTTAATACTATTAAGCATAGAGAATATTTTAGACCATTTGCAGGATCTATATTAGAAGAAGATGTTCATGAGTGGTTTGATCTCAGAGGCATGGAATCTTCTCCTCATATGATGTATGCTGTAAATTGTAAAGACGGTGTAGAAGAAAAAATCCCATCAATTATTCATGTTGATGGGACTTGTAGGATTCAAACTGTTAATGCTGAACAAAATGAGCATTACTATAATCTAATTAAAGCGTTTAAAGATAAAACCGGTATTCCAATTGTATTTAATACTTCATTTAATCTCGGAGGAGAACCTTTAGTTGAAACATTAAATGATGCTATTCGAACATTACAAAATTCTGAAATAGAATATTTGTATTTGCCAGAAATACAAACATTAATTACTGTAAAGAATCCCAATATTTTAGACAGTCTTTAAATTCATAATTATCAGGGATCTGCGCTAATAGTTTAGAATTATCTGCGCAGGTCCAATATTGATATTGATGTCTTATTTCATCTGGAAAAGGTGCTATCATTATTTGCATTCCAGTAGTAATCGCTAATGTTTCAAATGAAGTTGCTATTCCTGTTCCAACATTATAGATTCCGCTAGGTGCATCATTATCAAAGAAAAATTCGTGCATATTAATAACATCGTCAACATGAATAAAATCTCTTTTTATTAGAGAACTTCCTTCAAATAATGTTATTGTGCAATCAATCGATTTAGATTTTGAATGCCATTTAGTAAATGGGCTAGCTTGATTTCCTTTATGTTCTTCATTAGGTCCATAAACGTTGAAATATCTAAAACCATATACTTTAATCGGTAATTTATCTAAACTATTTTCAATTAATCGATCAAACATATATTTTGACCAAGAATATGGAGAGTTTGGAGATGGAATAGTTTCTTCACTCATTTTTACAATATTAGGATCTTGTTGACCATATACTGATGCAGAAGATGCGTAATGCATATCTACTCCTGCTTCCATACAAGCTACTAATAATTTATAACTAAATTCATAATTTTTATCCATAATTAATGGAATATTTTTTTCAGCAGTACTGCTTATAGCTCCAAGATGAATAACTAAATCTTGATCTTTTACATCAGGAAATCCACCTACTTCATTATTCCATTCAAAACCAGTGACTTCATGTCCTTTTGATTCTAAATATGGTTTCATATTTTTTCCGATAAAGCCTTCATGGCCGGTCATTAAAATTTTCATATTAATTCCTTTAATACATTTTTCCAATCATCTGGTTCGATTGCATATGTTCCGTTTTTTGATACAGCAATTCCAGCTAATGAATTTGCTACTCTTGTTGTAGATGATATATCCATTCCAGCTTCTATGCCTAATGCAAGTCCAGCCATAAAAGTATCACCTGCTCCAGTGACATCAGATATTTCTTTAACTTTAGAAGGATAATGTTCTATAGAGTCTCCTACTAGTAAAACACCATCTTCGCTTAATGTAATAACCAAATATTCTAATTCTAAATGATCTCTTGTTAATTGTGCTTTTGCCATTAATTCTTTTGGCGTATTACATTTACCAACATAATCTTCAAATTCTTTTTTGTTTGGTTTTATTAGATAAGCACCTTTATAATTATCTAAAGAAAGTTTAGGATCAACTAAAACTTTTCCTTTACATTCTTTAATTACTTTTTGTGGATTTTTAATTGATCCTTTATTATAATCTGATAAAACTAAAATTCCTGTTGGTTGAATATTCCATTCTTTTAGAATAGAATCTTCTAATTCGGTGCTTTGTATATATTCTTCATCATCTAGTCTAGACATATATCTATTATTAGATATTACTCTAGTTTTAAGAGGAATCTTTTTTGTTTTTACAAAATAATGATTAGGATGTTTGTTAAACATATACGAATTATTATCGTCGTAATAACATCCTAATTTAGCTTCTGTATAAAGTCTAGATATATTATTATAAACGTTACCGCATCCTCCCCATGTTCTTTCACGTGAGGTTAAGTCCACTATTGGAACTGGAGCTTCTGGAGAAATTCGAGTTGTAGTACCATAGATATACTCATCTATGATCATATCACCTGTTACATAAATCATATAAATATATATTTCATAATTAAGGGTTACATTATGGCATTACGCGACTTAGTTAAAGACGTACATAATCAGGCTGAGAATAGCCCATTTGCTAAATTGCTAATGTCAGGTGAAATACCTGAAATTCAGTACGCAAACTATTTATATCAACAAAAATTAAAATATCGAGCTTTAGAAAATAGAGCAGACGATTTGGATATATTAAAAGATATTCCTCATATTAAAAGACACGAAAGAATTGGAGATGATTTAAATAGTTTAGACGTTCAAAAAAATTTTAGAATATTTGACGTAACTCGAGATTATGTTGAATATGTAAGAAACATTAATGAAGAACAATGCTGGGCACATATCTATGTAAGGCATTTTGGCGATATGTATGGCGGAAATATGATTTCAAAACGTATTCCTTTTGGTCTACATAGCATGTATGAGTTTACAGATAAAAAACAATTAATAGAATATGTTAGAAATAAACTAAATGAAGATATGGCAGAAGAAGCTAGACTAGTATTTAAATATGCTATTGTGCTTTTTAGGGAGTTAGAAATTGAGTATAATCTTTGAAAAGCTAATACAGACTGCGATTAAAATGCAAAACCAACTGGAATTTCTTTCAGTGAGTAAGCATGAGCATGATTTTAAATGGCCAGCAATTAGTTATTATAATCCTTCTTTATTTCGTAGAGCCGATTTAGATATTATTGATGCGATTGAAGATCGTAAGCTTTGGATGATGCATCTTTGTGTTTATCCTCATGTTCATGATCCTGCTCCAATATATGGATTTGATATTATTGCTGGACCAAATAAAGTTACTGGAGCCTTTCATGACTTTAGTCCGGTAAATCCTGATAGTCATATATTACAACAGTTTGAAGAGAATGTACACAGTTTTGTTCCATCAAAACAAAGAGAATTACCTGAATGGGCGAGAAATATTTTCAGCGGTAGTATGGTTTCTGCCGGTAATGTAAGAGATCCAGAAGAGTTACAACAAATATTAGATCTTGCCATTAATAACTTAGACTATTTCCTTCATAATATTGGTATGGAAACTAAAGAAGACTATACCGAAAAACATAACTGGTATGCCATAAATCAAAAAAAGAATCCTCATACTCCACGAGTTATGGAAAGTTTAGGCGTAGATCCTATAACTGTTAGAAGATATATCGATGAATGCCTCTTCCCTGAAATCTAGATTAAAACAATTAGGTATATTTGTTATACTATTCTTTGTGATTAAAGGAATTATAACTACATCTCTTATTATTTTAGCGTTTTCTCAAATTCCTGCAGCGATTGAAATATTCGGGTTCTCTTCTTTACTTTCTGATTAGAAAAACTGTTTAATTTTTTTAATTCTTCTTCAGAAGGGTTTATTAAAGCGCATTTAGCATTTACTTTAAATGCAACTTTAGCATCATTAACATTTCTTCCTACATACCAACCGCCTTTAAATTTAATATGTGGATTTTCTTGTTCACATCTTTTAAACATTCCTGTACTAGGTTTTACATAAATATCACTTTTTTCTGTACCTACTGAATAATACATAGTTTCTATAGACATGATTCCGGCATTACCAAAATCTGACATCATTTGCTGATTTTTTGCATCAACTTGGTTTTGAGTTTTTCCAGCCTCATCCATAATTAAAACTACTTTATATCCTTTTAATCTTAAATTACGAATAGAATCTAGAGCTCCTGGTAAATAATCTAAAGAATCTCCTTTAGTAATAACATCTTTTCTTTCTAAACCAATTGTTGATTTTGGAAAAGATGTTGGCCAATTAGCCATAGGATTTTCTTGTTGTATTTCTACATTAGACTGACTAGGATTATAGTCAGGAATCTCCATTGCTTTTAAATCAATCATTATTTAAATACGCTAATACCGCGCCCTCTGCCGATCCGCTATCACTTGGATTTGGTGGTATATACAAATTATCCCATGTTTTACTTACAAGCTTTGGCATTGACTTATTAAAAGCAACTCCTCCGCTTAATACAATATTACGACTATTTGTAATTTTTCTTGCTTGCCAAAGTACTGCATGTACTAATTGTTCGAAAATACCTTTTGTAGCACTTGCTATTTCTTTTTTATTTTTACCCCGCCACATTCCTCGAACACCTTTATGTAAGTTCTTTTTAAATTTAGGTAATGGAGTAAATTGTTTTATTAAATCCATTTCTATATGAGTTTGTAATAAAGAAAACGGGAAATGCTGCTTATTAGATAATTCTTCAAATTTTGCTTCATCTTGTTGTGGTTTCATTCCAATACGATCTGTCATAGCCGAATAAAATAGACCAATGCTATGAGGATATTTTGATGATTTAAGTTTTTTAAGTTTACCGTTTTCTGCTTTCCATATAGATGTACAATCAAATTCACCTATACTATCAAGAACAACGATAGTGGCATCTTCAAATCCACTTTTATAGAACGCAGCAGCGTGAGATTCGTGATGGCCTACATAAGTCCATTTACAATTAATATTAAAATCTTTTAAATATTTTCGAATATTATTTCTTTTAAATGGATTCTTTTGACCGGCTAAAAATTGTCTAATAGATTTAAGATATGGATTTTCATACCATACAACTAAGTCTGGTTCGCCATGTGCTTCTGCTTCTACTACAGATTTAAGAGTATGTTTATGACCTTTACCAGAAATGGTTTTAATATATTGCTTATCTTTAAATATAGCAATTGCCCAGTCATGACCGTTTTTAGACATACCCCATATAATCATTTTTGACTATTACCTTTTGCAACTCTATAGTTATCTTCTACTGAATCAGGGGAAGAAACTTCTATAATAGTGCCCTTTTTAATGCAAATAACTTGATGTGGAGTAAGCGGTTTAATTCTTACTGAATCTCCAGGATTTAATCTTTGTTTTTTAACATCTGCAGTTTCTGTTTCAATAGTAAGTAAATCAAAAACTCCTTCAAGGACAAAAAAAGTTTCATCTTTTATAGCATGAAAATGCATTGAAAACTTTGCAGCTTCGTTAAATACTAATAGTTTTCCTGTGTATTTATCATTAGTAGCAAAAATATTTTCATGACCCCAGCCTTTTTCAACAAAGCCTTTTAGTTGTGTCATTACAAATCCTTTCAATAAATTTTGTAGTAGAATAACCGTCAGTCAAAGGTATAATTTTTACAGTAGCTATATCATTACCAACAACGTTATCTGGTACATAATCACCGCCTTTTGTGATTATATCTGGTCTTATATATTTAATTAATTCATATGGAGTTGGTTCATAAAAGATATAAACTTTATCGACAAAATCTAAACATTCTAATGCAAATTTACGATCTTGTTCATTATTAATAGGTCGTGTTGGGCCTTTTAATTTGCTTACACTTTCGTCAGAATTAATTCCTACGATAAGTCTATCTCCCCAAAAGGCAGATTCTTTTAAATATTCTAAGTGGCCTCGATGTAGAATATCGAAGCATCCATTTGTAAATACTGTTTTCATTATTCTATTATACCATAACCAAGAAACACTGTAAACGTTTATTATATAAATAGATACAAATTCTTTTAACAGAGGACATAAGATGGCAGCTCCAACAACAAGGCAAGAACATATTGAATATTGCCTTCGTCGACTAGGTGATCCTGTAATTGAAATAAATGTTGATGAAGACCAACTTGAAGAGAGAGTTGATGACGCTCTTCAATATTATCAAGAATATCACAGTGATTCTACCGTTAAAACTTATTTAAAGCATTTAGTTACGTCAGACGATGTTACTAATGAATATATCCCTATTTCCTCTGATATTATATATGTATCTAGGTTATTACCTATTAATAACGCGTTTGGAGCATCGCGTAACTTTTTTGATATTAAATATCAGATGATGTTAAACGATATTGCGGATCTTATGAATTTTGCAGGAGACCTAGCATATTACGAACAAATGCAACAATATTTGTCTTTGCTAGATATGAAATTAAATGGTACTCCTCAAGTAAATTTCTCTCGTAGACAAAACAGACTTTATATTCATGGCGATTTTGCTGATAGCGATATAAAAGCCGGAGATTATATTATTGCAGAGATTTATCAAATCGTAGATCCTGATAGCTTTACTTCAGTTTGGGATGATATGTGGTTAAAAGAATATACTACTGCTCTTATAAAACAGCAATGGGGAGCTAATCTCATAAAATTTGAGGGAATGGTTTTGCCTGGTGGTGTACAATTAAATGGCCGTCAATTGTTTGATGATGGTACACAAGATATAGAAAGGCTCAGAGAAAAAATTAGAATGGACCATGAACTTCCACCAAATTTCTTTGTAGGTTAATATGCGTAATCTTTATTTCTCAGACGCTGTACGTTCTGAACAACATTTATATGAAAATATAATTATAGAATCTTTAAAGATGTATGGACAAGACGTCTATTATCTTCCAAGAACTATAGTTAACGAGAATAGGGTATTTGGAGAAGATGTTCCATCTAAATTTAATAACTCATATAAAATTGAAATGTACATTGAAAACGTTGAAGGCTTTGATGGTGAAGGAGATTTGTTTACTCGGTTCGGCGTTGAGATCAGAGATGAAGCAACATTCGTCGTCGCCAGAAAACGTTGGAATACGACGGTTGGTAGAAATAATAACGAAATAACCGGTGAAAGACCAAGAGAAGGCGATTTAATTTATCTTCCTCTTTCTAATTCTATGTTTGAAGTTATGCATGTAGAGCACGAACAGCCATTTTATCAACTTGCTAATCTTCCTACATTTAAAATGCGCTGTCAACTATTCGAATATAGCGATGAAGATTTTGATACAGATGTTACTGCGATAGATGGTATTGAACAAAATGCTGCGTATGAATTTGATATGGTTTTATCTGGCATAACTGGTGATTTTGAAATAGGTGAAAGAGTACAACAAATATTAGCCGATGGAACTATTCTATCCGCTGAAGTTTCTGAATGGAAATCGAGTACAAATTCATTATCTGTTATACATTTAGGAGGTAATGATGGCAAATTCCATTTACCTTCTACAGGAAGAGTTATTACTGGTATTACATCAAATGCTACAGGTACCGTATCATCTTATACAGAAGATAATCAGTTACATGGTAATGAACAAAATGATGACTTCGAAACACTTGCTGCTGATTTCTTAGACTTTAGTGAAAATAATCCATTTGGAGATCCTGAATAATGTTTGGAAATTATTTTTATCATCAGAGAATTCGTAAAGCTGTTGCAACATTTGGCGCAATGTTTAATAACATTTACGTTATTAGAAAAGATAGCGGCGGTGGTGTTATCAGTACTCAAAAGGTTCCGTTGTCATATGGACCACGAGCAAAATTTTTAGATCGTATTCGTGAATTTTCAGATTTAACTACTGATACAAAAGTAGCAGTTAAGCTTCCACGTATGTCATTTGAAATTACAAATATGTCATACGATCCAGCAAGACAATTACCTAAGATTAATAGCACAAATCAGGCTATAAGTGGAACTATACTATCACGAAATAAATTACAAACACCGGTTCCCT